AAAAAATATAATTTAAAATATTATAATATCTTTATATAAAAATGGCCGCTGGTGGATTAACATATAGCGGACTCACTAATTTTGGAAAAGTAACATTACCTTCAGTTGATTCATGGGGAACCAACATGAATATATTAAAAGACCCACATCGTAGTATAACAACAAGAAAAATAGATAAGGTTGGTCAAACATCTGATATAACTCAAATGATTGATGATTCTGGTGATAGAGCGTGTGGAACAATTATGCAATACAGTAGAGGTATAAATCCTATGGTTTCAGTAAGTTATCAAAATTCAGGAAGATCTTCTGCTGGAATTACATCAAATTTTGGAAACGGACAACAAGCATATCCACCTTATGTAGTTATGCCACAGGGTTCGTTTAGACCACCTGTATTAAGACAAGAAGATTTATATCCATTGTCAAGATTACCTCGTGTTTGGACTTATGCTTTTACAAATCCCGAAATGCCTGATTATACAAAAAAGGTTTTATGTCAGGGAAATGCCTGTGATTATAGAGCAGTTCATAATGATATATTAAAAGGATCGTTAAGACCTACTGCTGTATATAAACTTGAACGTCCTATTCAAGAAAACTATGAAGTAAAATATGTTATACAAAATCCTTTACATGTCACAGCAAATAGTGCTGTTAAAGGGAAATATACATCAACATTAAGTTTTGATCAAGATGTAACTAAAGGAATTGTAGAGAATCCTTTACACGGAGAATATAATACAAATATGTCTTCTATTAAATATTTTAATAATTCTGAACTTGATACAAATCGTTATATTCAAGATACTAATCATTCGGATGTTTCAACTAATTTATCAAAACCAATGCAAACCACTTCTATTACTGAACTAATTGACTTGGATATAAATGATAAAATAAAATCTAAAATAAATATCAATTATGATACACCTCATGCTTCAACTAGTATTGGATCAAATTATATACACGAAGAGCTTGAATTAGAACTCAAAATGCCATCTGCTTCAGCATCAACAAATAGAGTAAGTGATACTTTATCAAAAAATGATGAATTTAAATATAAAACTGTTGTATTACCTCCTAAACCACAATACGGTGGGTTTATAGCTTTACCCGCACAACCCACTATGTCTAGAGTAAATAATCAACCAGATGAATATGAAACAGAAAAGGCTGTAATGAACAGAAAAGTTATGGAGACAATGCAGGGAAGATTTAAAAAATAATATATTTTATATGATTAATCATATAAAAATAATTTATAAATCAAACAACTCTACCTTTACTCTACACTCATCTATATTTCCATAATAGCTTTCAAAAGTAAAACTCTTTTCTTCTTCATTAAATACATATACAAAAGTCTTTCCTAATATATTTCTCTTCAAATCAGCTTTTGATTCTACTTTACCAATAACCTTTTTTAACGCATTTTTTACATCTTCACTTTTTACCATTGGTAAAATCACAATCCCTTCATAGTCATTCTTCTTTCCAGACAGGTCAATCTTAAAATCATCTGGATAGTATTTCTTCAATGGTGATTTTTTATCACTTAATAAATCACATATAGGTGATGGTAATAATGACGCACTTGAAGGTGGTAACACAGATAGTAGTTGTTCAAAAGGCATTAGAGGCTGACTAGGCTCATATACAGGTTGCTCGTATGACTCAACATTTTCAGCAATATCACTAGCTAATGGTGCATAATGATTTGGATAATGCCATTCCCAACTTGGGACTCCCTTTATATAATACACAAGAACCCATTGTAGTCCTTCAATATATTCATGACATACCTTCTTAACATCTGTATTAAAATTATTATAATAATCAGTCTTATATGCTTCAATATTAACTTCATATCTTGTATTTCCTCCTTCGTCTTCTAGCTTTTTAGCATTTTTTTCTAATAATTCATCTGGAAAAAACTTGTCCTTCTTTTTTAGTTTATTTTCAAATAGTTGTTTTTCATGTGTTGAAATACGTTTCATAAAAATTTCTAGTGTTTTTTTATTGAATTTTATATTTCCGTCAATTTCTTGTGTTAAATGACCATGATCTTTACATACTTCTTTATATACATTTACAAGAACTTCCATTCCTCCTTCCATAATCTCAATACTTGGAAGATGTGGAAGAAAATCATTACCCACTAGAAAACACATAAAAATAAAGTCATTTATAGCATTTTTAGAATTATACTGTAGTAATAAGTTTTCCCATTTTAGCTTATCTTCAAGCTTTTTATGAATAGAACCTATATCTAAACATAAATATTCTACAGAAGGGTTATATATATCATCTCTAAGTATATAAAACTTCTCTACGTGAGTTCCAAGTGAAAGCATTATAAGATCAGCATCTAAACCGTGCAAACAATAACTCTCATTTTCATCCCCAAATGATCTAACATATCTAATTGCTTTAGCTTCACCTTCCCCTGGTGATTTTTCATTTGAAAAGATAACTTGAATGTTTTGCCACCTTTCATCTTCGGAAATTCTCTTTCTAATATACCAATCTATGTATTTTGTTAAAAAATCCATAAACTTTGTTCCTGGTGTGATTTGAGATGTATCAAAAGGGCAAGATTCTCCTTCCTTTGAAGATTCAATAGTTCTTCTGTATCTACGACTACGTTGCTGCTGTTGTTTTGATCTAGGTGCTGGCCCATCAACGCATAATATAAGTCTCTGTTGAGGATTTACAATGTTAAATAGTTTCTCAATTGTATTAGAAATATCTTCAAAAAGAAGGAGTTGCTTCTTCAAACCTGATTTCTCAACTCTTTTAGCACGAAGCAAACTTACCTGAGGTTTAAAGTTTCCATATTCATAAACCTTCTGTGCGGATCCGTGAAAAAGGCCATTTAGATCAATCATAAAATTATCTATACTATTTGCCATCTTTTCACCTCGTTTCATCTCTACAATATCTTCAGGACATATGCTTTTAATCCAAGGGAAAAATCGTATAACGCCCATTTATTATCTTGTTATATTTAAAATAATCTTGTTTTTAAAATTCATTTTAAAATTTTAAAACATATATTAATCATCAAATATAATAAACAAACAAATACAATAAATAATAAAAGACATTTATATGAATAAATATATTATTTTTTCTTATTTATTATGCGACATCCAACACCTGGTATGCATTCAAAGCTACAATTTGATTCAACACATATCTTTGAGTCAGCACCATCTCTTAGCCCTAAATTATAAGATATTATTGCTGTTATAATAACAGCTAAAATTGATACACTTATTGGTATTTGATACATTTATTATATTTAAATAATAAAAATATTTTTAATATAATAAATGAATAACTATTGCTATAAAACGAATATTGATAAAGATCTAGACGATTCTACTATTAGTAAGTTAAAGACATTTGTTGAAAGTATTTACAAAAATCCTAAGTATAGTGATGATCCTTTTACAGAAGATGAAGACTTACCTTTTGGTGTGATATATACTCCTGAGGAGAGAGAAGTTTGTATATCAATGAAGACAAAGAGTCAGGCAAGTATTGACAAGGTTAATAAAATCCATAAATATTTGAATGATAATAATACTAATATTGTATTTAACAAAAATATTAAACTACGCACACCATATCTTTTTGGAGAGGAGACATGTAACTGGTGGGACACTGAGTGTATAATAAAGAAAGGTGATAAGTTGTGGGAAACCTTATCTCATAGGGGACCTTATTTCACACACATCATGGAACCTTATAAACCTTTAGGTGCTTCACTAATATATGAAGGTAAAAAATATAAGCTTACTCCAAAAGAGGAGGAAATAGCTGGATTTTATGCGAAAAGGGTAATAAGTGATAGTTCTGGAAATATCATTGAGAAATTTACCAAAAATGATGACTTTAATCAAAATTTTTGGGGAGATTTTCAAAAGTATCTTACTCCAGAACATAGGAGCATATTTAAAAAATTTGACAAAATAAAGTTTGATGATCTAGTAGAAAAAATACTAGAAAATAAAGAACGGCTAAAAGAAGAGGCAAAAGCGGATAAAAATAAGAAAATAAGGACTGAAGAGAAAAAGAGAACATATGGTTTTGCTAAAGTTGATGGTAAAATTCAAGCTATTGGAAATTATACAGTAGAACCAGCGTCTATATTTTTAGGTAGAGGAGCAGATAACAAACTACGTGGTAAAATCAAAACTCCAATTAATCCAGAAGATGTAATTATAAATGTTGGTAAAAATGATAAAGTGCCTACGCCTCCAGAAGGGCATAGTTGGAATGCTGTAGTTCATGATCAAAAAGCAAAATGGTTAGCAAGATGGACTGATCCTTTAACAAATAGTATAAAGTATGTCCTATTTTCGGCTCAAGGAAAGTTTAAAGGACAATCTGATTTTGCTAAATATGAAAAGGCAAATAAACTAAATGAAGAAATAGAAACGATTAGAAAAAATTATATGGCTGATGCTAATAGTAGTAATAATAAACAAAAACAGTTGGGAACTGTTCTATATCTAATTGATAGGCATGGACTTCGTGTTGGTAATGAAAAAGATGAAGATGATACTGAAACTGTTGGAGCTTCTACACTTTTAGTGGAAAATATAAAGTTAGATAAAAAGCGTCCAAATAATATTACTCTAGAATTTCTTGGTAAAGACTCAATTCAATATAATAAGGATCATCAAGTTCCTCCAGTTATATATAAAAACTTTATTGACCTTATAAAGAGTAAAGGTAAAAAAGATCAAATTTTTGACGCAATTTCTTCAAAAGATATAAATGAATATTTGAAAAAATTTGATCCTGATTTTAGCGCTAAAGTATTTAGAACAAGACTTGCTACAGAAGTTATGTCAAAAGCTCTTGATGATCTCGGTGATATCCCTGAAGATTCAACAAAAGCTCAACAAAAAGTATTATTTAGAAAAGCTAATGCTCATGTTGCTGAAATATTAAACCATCAAAGAACAGTATCTGAAAAGGCTAAAGAAAAAATATTAAAATTACGACAAGAATTAAAAGATTTAGAAGCAGAAAGAGATGAAAAAGAAACGGAAGGTAAATCTACAGCATCAATTGATAAAAGAATTGATGCTAAAAAAGCTGCTATAGAAACAAGTAGTGATACATTATCAGTAGCGATAAATACAAGTTTAACAAACTATATTGATCCTAGACTGGTAATGAATTGGATTATTAAAAATAATGTTGATATATCTTCTGTTTATACACCAATATTACAGAAGAAGTTTGAATGGGCAAAACGTATGACTGGATATGTTGAACCAGATAAAAAATCAGTTTCTCCAACTTCTAGAAAGTCAGCTTCTCCTAAAACTAGAAAAACGGTTTCACCTAGATCAGTTTCACCTAGATCTGTTTCACCTAAACCTTCTTTACCTAGATCAGTTTCACCTAAACCCGTATTACCTAGATCAGTTTCACCTAAACCTTCTTCACCTAGATCTGTATCACCTAGATCTGTATCACCTAAACTTGTGTCACCTAAACCTGTGTCACCTAAACCTTCTTCACCTAGATCGGTTACACCTAAAACAATATTTAAATCATTTATATTTGGAGGTAAAGAATGGGGAAGTGTTGAATCATTTATTAACACTATTAAAAAGGAAGGTGTAATAAAAAATAAAAAAGATGAGAATAAGTTGCTATTGTTAGCCTATTTTTCTCTATATTCGCAAAATCCAGAGTTGAAGAATCCAGCTAATACTCCAAATTTAATTAAAGTTGATGCGTGTATAAATAAACTAAAAAATAAAAATTTAAGAGAAGAATCAAAATTTGAGAATTTAAAATTATAATCTATTTAATGAATTATTTTCATTAAATAAATGGATGATATATTTAGCGACGATATGATGTATGATATGTATGACGATATATTTGTGAATGCTATAGCACTTGTATTAGTATATAATTATGTTTGTCCTTGTAGGTGTAATGATATAATCCGTATAGAACCACAAACATACGAAAATTTAGAAGATACCACAAATAAGTCTTGTATCATATGCTTTGAAGAATATGATAAACAGAGTTTAATATATAAGTTAAACTGTAAGCACGTTTTTCATAAAGAGTGTTTAGATACTTGGTTTAAAAATAAACCAACTTGTCCTCTATGTAGATTAGATATTAACCAATAATTTATCAATATAAATTTCAAACATAGTGTTTCTTAAATTTATGTATTTAAGACCTTTTATAAAATCATAAACGATATTTTGTCTTTCAATACTGGAATTACTTAGTTCAATTCTATCTAGAATTTCTAGTTTATTTTTCATTATTAAATTATAATGTTCTAGTTCAATGTATAGAGGAACAGGTTGAAGTATCCAGTTAAGTATCATCTTATATATAGTATTAAGATCACTTGATTTATATTCGTGAAAAATATTCCAAAAGTTATCAAATGTGTCTAAAGACATTTTAATAATTAAGTTAATAATTATTAAAATAAATCATTTTATATTTTATGTCTTCTTTAACAGTCTTTTTACTGGTAATACTTCATCTTCTTCCTCATCATCAATTAAGAGTTCTTTTTTCTGTAGAATATCTAGGATCTTATTAAGCTTATCTTCAATACGAGCTAAACGATCTTCTTGTGGTTTTACCGCTGCGACTGGGGCTGTTTTTACAACCTCTACCCCACCCTCAAGACTTGATAACCACTTTTCTACGGCTTCTTTGCTCTTGTTTGAAAAAATCCATCCTCCTCCGTCCTTAAGATTAGAGTTCCATTTACCTCCAAGTGTCTTTAATGTTTCCTTATGTTTGGTAGTATCTTCACCTCGCATCACAAATGATTTATCAGTATAGATAGAAAGGTTCATATTTGTTATTTTAGAGAATAGTTTGTAAAAAAAATCATTTTATTTTAAAATGATTTTTTATTATAAATATAAGAATAATAGATAAAATGGATAATAAATGTTCTGTTTGTAATAAGAAGATACCTAGTGTCTTTTTACAAATTAGTGTATGTAAATGTAAAAAGATGTTTTGTATTTTTCATAAGGAGCATAGATGTACTTATGATTATAGAAACGAGAATAAACAAATATTAACAGACCAGCTTACTAAAGTTGTTCCTGATAAAGTTATCAAGATTTAATTATTTTTTATAAAATATTATTCTATAATAAAAAACATTATGGATTATTCAATAAAACAAGATTCAAATGTAGACGAAAAAAAATCAGATAGTGGTTATGCTGAGGATATAAATAAAAGACCTATGAAAGTATGGCATTCACAACAAGAAAATATACTTAAAAACTGGGGTGAAACTTGCACATCATATAGATGGCTTCATAACGAAGCTTATAGAAAGTTTAAAAGATATGCCATATATTTTACTTTACCTGTTATAATTATTAGCACTATTACAGGAACTGCCAATTTTGCTCAAGAATCATTTAGTGATCAATATAAAGTTTATGTGCCTTTAATTATAGGGTTTTTTAATATTTTAGCAGGTATTATTACTACAGTATCAACATTTCTTAGAGTTAATGAACAATGTGAAAATCACAGAGTTACTTCATTGTCTTTTGGAAAGTTAGCAAGAAATATAAAATTAGAGTTGTCACTTCCATTAACAGCTAGATCATATTCGGGACACGACTTTGTTAAATATTGTAAAGCTGAAATAGATAGATTAATAGAACATTCTGCTATAATTCCAAAAGAAATAATTAAACATTATGAAAATAAATTTCAAAAAATTGAAATAACTAGACCAGAAATAATTGAAATAAAACCTATTGATATTTTCACTAATAAAAATAGATTATTAGATAAAGATGGTTATTATTCTATTAATTTTATGGGGTCAAATATAGAATCTGAAATATCATTAGAAAAACTAAAACAATACAATAAAATATCTTTATCAATTCAACCTCCAAATCTTGATACTCCAGAAAAAACACCTTCATTAACACCAAAACAAACTTTCAAGCAAATTTCAAAAACAGAAAAAACTTTACCTAGAATATCTGAAGTTGAAACACATCAAACAACTCCAGCACCTCCAGAAATAACCCCGGCGCCTACAGAAACAACCCCGGCACCTCCAGAAATAACCCCAGCACCTCCAGAAATAACCCCAGCACCTCCAGAAATAACTCCGGCACCTACAGAAATAACCCCGGCACCTACAGAAATAACCCCGGCACCTACAGAAACAACTCCAGCACCTCCAGAAACAACTCCAGCACCTCCAGAAACAACTCCAGCACCTACATAAACAATTTAATTTAAATATTTTTTATATGTTTTAATAAATGAAAGATATTATTAATGTATTATTAATTTTAACACCTTCTATAATACCTTTGGCAGCTTTATTAACAGCACTAAGTTATTGGAATAAAAAGTATCTTATATTTACATTATTTTATATGATTTCTGTTGGCTTTAATGTAATTGAAAAATATATTTTTAGCAACATATTATGTATAAGAAATGTTTGTAAAAGACCAGATCAATGTGGTTATAAATTAAATAATATGTGTACAGGCTGTGGGGCAATACCATCACCAAAATATAAAGAAAGTTGGGGAATGCCGTCGGGACACGCTCAAAGTATGGCTTTTGCTACAACATATTTGATACTATATCTATATTACACTAAAAATAAAAATATTTCAGTTTTTTCGTCATTACTGATATTGTTATCATTACTTGTTATGTTTCAAAGAATTAACAGCAACTGTCATTCAGTATTACAGGTAATTATAGGAACTGTTTTTGGGGTTGTTTTAGGTTATATATCTTATAGATTATCTAATATGATTAGTAAAGAAGATTTTCCAATTACAAATTAATTTTTAAAATTTTAAAATGATTTTAAAAGTATGAAAATATTTAGTAAAAATATGTGTGGAATTATAGCAATAATAAAAGATAATAAATCTACTTGTGATGATGAAATTATTAAAGGATTTGATCTACTTGGAAAGAGAGGCCCGGATTCATCTAATTTTATTGATAATAAAGATGAATTTCTAGGTTTTAAGAGACTAGCAATAAATGATTTGACCGATCTAGGTAATCAACCATTTGTCTATAATAGTGTAGATAGAAATACAGCTTTGATATGTAATGGGGAAATATATAATTATTTGGATTTAATGGATAATTATGAGCTTGATTGTAATTCAAGAAGTGATTGTGAAGTAATATTAAAATTATATTTGAAATTTGGTATTTATGAAACAGTAAAAAGATTATATGGAGTATTTGCTTTTGTAATTAGAGATATTGTTAAAGTTGGTGATGAAACTAGGACAATAGTATATGCTGCTAGAGATAGAATTGGAGTAAGACCTCTTTTTGTGGGGACTACTATTGATAATAATATTGGTTTTGCTTCAGAGGCAAAATCATTGATAAAATATTGTATTAATGTTAGACAAGTTTTGCCTGGAACATATATGAAGTTAGAAGACTCTGTATTGGAAAGTGTATCTTATTATTTTTTACCAAAAGTATTAGGTAAATCTTTTTCTTATGATATGATGAAAGAAAAATTAGAAGAGGCTGTGGCTAAAAGATTAGCTTGTTGTGATAGGCCTGTTGGATGTCTTCTATCTGGTGGTTTGGATAGTTCTATTATTGTAAGTATAATTAGTAGATTAAGTGATAAAAAGTTAAATACATATTCTATTGGGATGGAAGGATCGGATGATTTAAAATATGCCAGAATTGTAGCTGATTATTTTAAGACAAATCATACAGAAGTAATATTTACTCCGGAAGAAGGGTTTAGAGCAATTCCAAAAGTTATACATTCTCTTGAAAGTTATGATATAACTACTGTGAGAGCTAGTGTAGGAATGTATTTGTTATGTAAATATATTAATGAGAATACAAGTGATAAGGTTATATTTTCTGGAGAAGGTTCTGATGAGTTATTAGCAGGTTATTTATATTTCCATAGTGCTCCTTCACCTACTGAACTATTTAATGAGAGTTGGAGACTTGTAAATAATCTATATTTATATGATGTTTTACGAGGTGATAGATGTGTGTCTTCAAATGGACTTGAATTAAGAGTTCCATTTTTAGATCAAAAATTTTCAGAATATTGTTTAGGAATACCAGGAGAATTAAAGGCGCCTCAAAATGGTATTGAAAAATATATTTTGAGAATGGCTTTTGAGGAAGATTTACCTAAAGAGATTGTTTGGAGGACTAAAGCGGCGTTTTCAGACGCAATATCGGGACAAGAAAAAAAGTGGTATCAGCAAATTCAGGACTATGTTGAAGAAATAGTATCGGATAAAGAATTTAAAGAATTTTGTGATAGATTTCCTAATAAAGAAGCTTATTACTATTGGAGAATTTTTGAAATATTTTTTGGTGATCTAAAACCTATACCAGAATATTGGATGCCTAAATGGTGTATGGAGGCTAATGGTAATCCTTCGGCAACAGTTCTTAAAGTGTATAAAAAATAATTTTAATTTATATTTAAAAATATATAAATTAGTAATAAATGTCTGATTATAAACTAAATAAATCTAAAGATATCATAGGAAATGATTATGTATTTATCCCGAACAAGAGTATTGAAGAACTTAAAAAAATATGTGATGATATGCATGATGCTATTGGATTTAATTCTTTAGGATATATAAAAAGGGATATTGGATCTTTTAAGGATGTTCAAAATGTTGATTTTTATTTAAATACCAAACGATATAACTCTGTTCTTCAAACAAAGAAAGACATTGCTAGTAATAATATGAAGAAAAATATTACATTTGTAACTACAACTTGTAAGAGGCTATGGTTTTTTGAAAGGACAATGGATGCTTTTTTAAATCAATGCACTGATTTATATGTTGTTGATAAGTGGCTTTGTATTGATGATAATTCATCTCAAATTGATCGTGATATTATGAAAGAAAAATATCCCTTTTTTGAGTTTGTATTGAAAACTCCAGAGCAAAAAGGTCATGCTTCAAGTCTAAATATTCTATTAGATCGTGTAAATACTAAATATGTTTTTCTTCTTGAAGATGACTGGGAAACTTCTGAACCATTTTCATTAACAACATATATAAATTTTCTTGAAGAAAATAATTATGATCAAATTGTTTTTAGAAAATTTTGGGAAGAAGCACATCCTCAAATTAAAATAATTAATAAGATACCTGTATTCAAGTATCTTTATTCACCATACCATCCCCAGAAAAATACACTCTATCCACAATATAAAAATAAATATATTGAATACGAAAAAGAATTTGATGTATATACAAAAGTTCCAATAGATAATGGTGGAAATTATTATCCTGGTTTTAGCTTAAATCCTTGTGTATTTTGTATAGATAAAATTAAAAACAATAATTTAAGATTCAATGAAAGTAGAGATCATCATGACACATTTGAAGTTTATTTTGCTTTTCAGTGCTTATTTATAGCTGATATGAAAATAGCATTTTCTAAAGTTAGTATAGATCATATTGGAGATAAAAATAGTGCTTATGTTCTTAACGATGAGAATAGATGTTTTGATGTGTCTGATATTAATTTACAAAAGACGCCAATAATAGTTGAAGTTGTTTCACAACCAGAACCAGTTTTACAAAATGGAGTAGATAGTATTAATTTAGGTCAGCCAGCAGATGGTATTGAAATAATTGAAATATCAACTTAAATTTATTTTTGAAATAAAAAATATTTCAAAAAATTAATAAAAATAAAAACTTGATCTTCTTCTCTTACCAAATGCAGAAGCAGCAGCTGGAGCTGGAGGTTGAGCTGGAGCTGGAGCTGGAGCTGGAGGTTGAGCTGGAGCTGGAGCTGGAGCTACTTCAACTTTTAAAGTAGTAGGTGTATCAGCATTCTTTTTTCCGCTAAACATTTTTATTATCATTAGTACCAAAAAAATAAGTAAAAGAATAGAAGCTATTACAATAAATATTATCTGTAATATAGATGACAATCCTTTATTAGTTTGAGATACTTCTGACTCAAGAGAAGAGACTAATTTAGTTTTTGCATCAATAACACTTTGATTATTTTGAAGAGAAGTATTAATACTTTTTATAGCTGTATTTTGAGATACAAAACTTACTAAACCTCCTTCTATATCTAATGTTTGACGATTAGATGAATCAGCAAGTGTTTGTTGTAATGTATTTGTTATAGCATTTGTTACAACTTGTGTAAATTTTTTTATTTCTACATCAACTTTATCATTAAATTGTCCAAGCTCATTATCCTGGGTCAATTTATTTTTAAGTTTATCTGCAATATCAGTTGATATAGAAGAAGCGATACTATTTAATTGCTGAAAATTTGTATTTACATCTAAAGATCCGTTCATAGTTATATTATTAGCTCCACACTTAAGACTGTCTATTAATAAATTACATTCTGGAACAGTATTTGTTTTTATACAATCCAGTTTTGATTTTGTAATTGTCTCTGTAAATTTGTCACAATTTACTTTGATACCCTGATCTAAATGAACTTGACTTTGGGTGCTCTGAAGTGTATTTTGAGCGATATTTGTCGCTTCTTTCATAACGTCATCAACTGTATTTTGTACGGAATTTCCTCCACCCATATTTTTTATATTATAAAAATATTATTATATTTTATTTTTATAATTTATAATAAATATGCCTATTACCGCAAAAGATGTGACAAAAATTATATCAGAAATATACCTATATTCTGTTCAAGATATACAACAAACAGTTACATCACTACAAGAAATAAACCTAGACTGTTCTGGTAAAACTCAAGAACTTTGCTTAAACTGTCAAACTGTAGCAAAAAAAGTATTAAAAAATGACTCTGAAGTAGCGTCTCTATGTAATCAAGCATGCACTTGTAATATAGAAAACATAAATTTAAATGAAATAATATCAGTTGATATGAAAAATCAATCTTATAACCTTTCAGATGATCAACTTTCAAATAAAATTATATCTATTTTAAATGCTAATTTGAAACAATCAGGAGACTCTTCTCTTGCTATTCCTGATACCGCCCTTGTAAAATCTGAAAACATAAAAACATTAAATAATCAATTAAAATCTTCAACCTTTCAAAACTCTGTTTCTGGATTATCTGCTAGTCAAGTAATATCAATAAAAGGCGCAGCTGACATAACAAATGTAAATATGTTTTCAGCTATAAATTTTGTTAGCAATATATTACAAAATACAGAACAAACTGAAACGGCAATTAATGGTTTAGTAAGTGATTTAATGATATCTACCACTCAAGTATCAGAAGCAGGATTTGCAACTCTAATTATGTGGATTGTAAAATTTATTATTATTTTTGTTTTTATTTTAGCTTTAATGGCAACTATAGATTTATCACTTCAAATTTATCAAAAAATTTCAGATTAACTACGAGTATTAAACGCCTTCCATATATATGAAAATAAAAGAAATACAATCATACAAGCTAAACCAATACCAACTATAATAAAAAATTTAACATTATCTTTAAAAGCATTTTTTAAACCTTCTATCATATCTGTATTAACTGTATTTTTTATGTTTTATAGCTTGTATTGTTAAGTCTGATAAAGTAGTTACATTAGTATCACTTGATACCATAGCTTTCATTATTACATTTATACAAGCTGTCATACTTACAGCTTTTATATCCCCAAATCCTTTAATTTTTATTATCTGTAATGAATCAATTGTTTGATCTATATTTTGATCTGTTTCAGATTTTAATGTTGTTGTTATATTTTTAACAATATCTAAAATATCAGAACTGTTATATTTTGTGCCTGGGTTACTATCTTCCATTTTCTTTTTAATATTTTCAGTTACTTTATTAAAATCGGTTTCTTTTATAGCAAAATCACTCGCCTTGGTATAAAATACAGTATTATTAAATACTCCCTGTACTTTACAATGACACATCCCATAACACGGCCCTGATTCCTCTCCATCTATAAATGTTGATTTACCATCAACATTTCTTATTTCAATTCCACCTGCTTTTCTTAATAAATTATAATAATTAACTGGATCTTTATCTTTATCTATACCTGCTGTATAGATAGATGTACATTTAGCACAATATCCATCTGTTCCACAATCTATTATTATAGCATCTATCACATTAGTAATATCACTTGTTTTTGATCTACTATTTATAAGTGTTTGATTAGCATATTCATTTGCTACTGTATTTTTTAACTCATTTCTTAAAAGTATAATGTTTGACATTTATTATATTTATACTTTTTTTTTATTTTTTATTATAATAAATGAATCGTAAAACAAAAATATTTTTATTTGTTACTTTATGTTTAGCAATAATTTTATTAGTTGTATTTTTACCTAAACACAAAACTGTATTAAACGCTCTATATTCTTTATCAGCTAATTCTACAATTACACCAGCACCTACACTTATAGGATCAGGATTTATTCCAAAAGACAATAATCCACACGGTATATATACAATATCAGGAAAAATAGGTTTTTATGGAAATGATAATACACAAAACTATGATGTTGGAGATTTTACCGATAACAGACCTATAGATAACACTGATCCAAGATATATAGGAACACCAGAAAATCCTAATATCAACTCTCTGGCATATAACAATAACATAAAGGCTATTGATTACAATACAGATATGTCATCATATATGCCATTAACATTTTCTTGGGTTTTCTTAAATCCTAGTGCTGCTAGTCAAACAAATGCGACAATACCAATAGTTTCTAGCGATGATACTGGTATAAACCATTTTTCATACGAATTCTTAAAGAATGGAACAGGAGATATAAAGGATATAAATCTTACACAAGTCCCTTCAAATTTTAAACCAGGCTTTGTAAAATATAATTTAGGACAGCCAAATTCTCCAATAGTACCTCCAATAGAAATTAAAGACGCAAAAGGATTGGATAAATTAAGATTTATGATGATGTTTCATGTTTGGATGTTAAAGAGACATGATTTTGAGAAAATTAAAAAGGATTTATATTATAACTCAATTGTTGGAGATAGTGTTTATGAAATTATCAATAAACCTATAGGAAGACAAATAGCATATGACGGTGTTAGAATAAATGAAATAACGACTTTTCATCGCGTGGATGGTATAGCTCACTATGGAACTATTCCTAGATCAACTGATAATGTAGTTAATGATATTAATAACAAGACTTTTCCTCTTGCTGGTAATATTGATGCGTATTATCCTGATAATATTAGTGATAATTCAGATGGAAAATTTTTCCCAACATTATATAGTGGATTACTTAGTAACAAACATTCTAATGACGAAAAATGTAATCTAGATCCCAATGTTCCTCTACTTTCTCCAGAAGCAGGCGCAGGCGCTTTATCTGCAAAAAATACAATAACAATACTATATGGAAATGACAAAACTTGTGACGTTATGGGTAATAATAACTGGAATACACATGCTAACCCTTTACCATGGATATCTCCTAGTAAAGTATCAAATAATTTAATTTATAACCAATTACAAGTGCCAAATTTGGAGGTTCATGTAGATCGTGGATACAACGATAGAGCATATTTTATTGACAACTCAGTTAGTTTAACTGATCCAAAACCTGATAGATGGTCTATACCGGTAGGTCCCCAATATACTTTATGGATAAATCCATACGCTCCGGGTATGGAAGCTTATGTTAAGAAATTTATTAGAGAAGATCCATACTTGCAATTTTTATTTTTTTCAGGATCTCGTCTATTAAAAGATTATAGTAATAGTGATCAAACATGGGCTGTTACATCATATATTCATCCAGATTTATGTGATTTTATAGATAATTTATATGTGTCATCAACTCAATATAATTACTATATAATAAATTGGATTAAAAGTGAGTTTTGTAATGCTAGTTCTTCATTTTTATATCCAAATACTTCATATTACTGCGCGTGCAATAAAGACTATCATCATGTAGATAAAACAGAAATAGCTCTATACGATGTAATAACAAATAGCTCTCCCCCAATCCCATCGGCAAACTCGGCTCCAAACTGTATATTTAAGAATTGTAAAAACACTGTTGCTCTTCAGCTATATACTCCAGAGGGGTTAAATAGAAATCCAAGTTGTTCGTCTTTGTGCGCAGTTATTAATGTAAGTAATGCTAGTGGAGGTTCAGCTGTTATAAATAACGGAGTTTATAATGTAAATTGCGATGCGAGTGGATCTCCTTTAAGTCCTACTTTAATATGTGGTGATAAATGTAGTAATTCTGGTGGAAAATGTGATAAAAATACAGGAAATTGTGTATGTCCCGATAATTATGCTAGTAAAAAAGATGATAAGGGAGAATTTTATTGCGTATCCAATTCACCAACACCTCCAACACCAACACCTCCAATACCAACACCTCCAACGCCAACACCTCCAACACCAACACCGCCATCTCCAACACCGCCAACACCAACACCAACACCAACACCAAAGCTTCCTATAGGATGGATTGTTGGTATAGTAATTGTAAGTTTGTTATTAATACTAGTAATAGCATATGGAATACATATGTATAGAAATCAAACTTAATAAAAATTATTTTTTTTTAAATTTATATTTAATAAAATATGAGTTTTGTAGATGTTTTGCTGAAAAATAAATATATAATAATACTTGTTATTATTCTTATTCTTGTTATTATAGGAATTGCAATTTTTTTATATTCAAATAAAAAGAATTCTGATCCATGTTTAAATGTAGATTGTGGTTCTCATGGAAAATGTGATTCTGGAATTTGTGATTGTAGTGATAATTGGACTGGTAAAAATTGTGAAGTATCTCCACAATCTACAGATCCATGTTTAAATGTAAATTGTGGTTCTCATGGTAAATGTGAATCTGGAAATTGTGTCTGTAATGACGGTTGGTCTGGTAAAAATTGTGAAGTTTCTCCACAATCTACAGATCCATGTTTAAATGTAAATTGTGGTTCTCATGGTAAATGTGAATCTGGAAATTGTGTCTGTAGTGATGATTGGTCTGGTAAAAATTGTGAAATAGATCCATGTTTAAATGTAGTTTGTGGTTCTCACGGTAAGTGTGATGGTGGAAAATGTTTATGTAGTGATAATTGGACTGGTAAAAATTGTGAAGTAGATCCATGTTTAAATGTAAATTGTGGTTATTTTGCAACTTGTAAAGCTGGAAAATGTATTAATCCCACACCACCTCCATCACCACAAAATCTTTGTTTAAACATAGATTGTGGAAAAAACGGAAAATGTGACTCTAAAACAGGAAAATGTGTTTGTAATGATGGTTGGTCTGGAGATAACTGCAAGACTGACTCCTTTTGCGAAAATAATAATTGTTCTGGACATGGAACTTGTTCAAACGCTTTTTGTGTTTGTAATGATGGATGGGCTGGAAAAGATTGCTCAAAAGCCTCAATAACATGTAAAAAGACCTGTGATCCTTTTACACAATACTGTGATACAGCTTCTGGAAATTGTTTATGTAAAAATGGTTCTACAAAAGATGACTGTTCTCTAGAATGCCCTCCTGGATGCTCTAAATATGGAAAATGTGACTCTAAAACAGGAAAATGTATTTGCTCAAATGGTTCTACAAAAGCTGATTGTTCTTATGATTGTCCTAATAACTGTTCTGGACATGGAAAATGTGATAGTTCTAATAAATGCACCTGTGATGATGGTTGGTCTGGTGAAAGATGTTGTATATCTAAAACAAAGCTTGGTTCTACTTGTGTAAGTCCAAATCCTGGTTGTGAAATTGTTCTTCCTGGATGGAAAAGATGTTTTTAATAAATTATAAATATTTATAAACTTTGTTCTAATAAAATAATGAATGCCGATAAATTTTCTCTGGCAAAAGTAATTGGAAAAGCTATTATGCTTTCAAGTATTCAAGTCGCATTTGGATCTGTTGAAATGAGCTCTAGATTCTCAGTATTAAATTTTTCAAAAGATCAAGACACTCTTCAAAATGCGGCTAACGCTTTATCAGCATATATACTCATTGGAACTGCTTGGTCCATTGGAACAATACTCGTATTATCTTCATCTTATAAATTAGCTGGTTTTATTTCTGCTCTAGTATGTAATGCTATTATAATGGCATGGATAGTAGTAAGCTATACAATGGCTTTCAAAAGCGCAGCCAAGAAATATGGGCTTCAACCACCTACATTATTCAAAAGTATTGTTTAAAAATTAGACAAGTGTTATGTTAAAAAATAATATATAAAAAATATTATATTATTTTTAATAAAAATGGATGATGTTAGTTTATTCATTGCGGGAATTTCGCATGAATTACGGAATCCTTTAAATGGACTATCTGGAAATTTACAGCTAATGATGCATACTGATCTTAATACACCTCAAAAACAATATTTAAATAGCATGCATAACTGCTGTTTGCAATTGATAAAAATTGTCAATGATATTTTAGATTTTTCAAAACTTTCAGCTGGAACTATGGTCCTTTCAAATGAATGTTTTTCAATTTCTACTATAAAAAATGATATCAATGATATCATAGGTCAAAAATTAAAGGAAAAGAAACAAAAATGTAATTACACAATATCCGAAGACATACCAACTTATATAGTTTTAGATAATCAAAAATTACTTCAGGTTATAATTAATCTAATATCAAACTCCAGTAAATTTAGCAATGTCTCTGCTGACATATATGTATCCATTATAAAATTACCAGATTCTAAATTAGAAATATCTGTAATAGATTTTGGTATAGGCATTTCTAAAGATGATATTAAAAAGCTTTTTACTAAATTTACACAACTTGGTTTAAAACAAGGAATTGAAGGAACTGGTTTGGGACTTATTATATCTAAAAAAATTGTTGAATTAATGGGTGGAACTATATCTGTTGAAAGCACACTTGGATACGGATCAACTTTTTCTTTTATAATACCTTATAAGGAAGTTTTAGATTACGAAAAAGAAATAAAAAAGGATATTAAAAAACTAAAAAATAAGACTGTTCTTGTTGTTGATGATAATGTTGATAACAGAATATTAATATCAGACATGCTTTTTGATTGGGGTATGAATCCAGTTGTTTGCTCATCTGGTATAGAAGCATTAAGATATGTTACAGGAAATAGATATGACTTCTCTCTTGGTTTAATTGATATTTGTATGCCTGAAATGTCTGGTATTGAACTTGCTAAACAGATCAAAACAGAAAAACCTATTTTCCCTCTAATTGCTTTAAGCAGTTTGGAATCATTTGTAGATACTAGAAACTTTGATTACAAACTTGATAAACCTATAAATAAAATACAACTTTTCAACTACATATTTAAAATTATTTCAAACAATGATGTTTCATCAATATATCTAAATGACTCTGATAGTGATTCTTCATCTTCTTCCAACTCTTCATTAAATTCTATCACAAATAAAGAACAATCTATTCTAATTGCTGAAGATGTGGACTACAATAGAGACGTGTTAAAAAATATGCTAACCGAAATAGGTTATGATAACATATCTCTAGCAAACGATGGGCAACAAGCTATAAATATATGCGATACAAAAGATATTAATATTATATTGCTTGATTTAAAAATGCCTAATATTGATGGGTATGGTGTCATTCAATATTTACAAAAATATAAACCTGATATAAAAATAGTAATATTAACTGCTTCTACAATGGAACATGATAAAAAATTGTGTCGTGATTATGGCTTAAAATATTTTATTAGCAAACCTTTTGACTTTAAGAAACTTAACACGGTTTTAGCATCTTTATAAATTTTAAAATAAAATAAACTTTATTATAATAAAACAATGAATACTTCAGAATCTCCAAAAATGCCTAGTATATATGGTAAATTAAAACAAACTCCATATAAATGCACATCAGATTGTTCTTGTGCTGGAACACAGCCAATAAGTGCTAATTCAGAAAGAACAATATTTGATCAGGTATATAATAATACATATGTGCCTAGATTAAACATTGCAGAAAAATATACACCAAAATATTGGTCTAGATAAATATTTGTTTTAATAGATTTTTCTATTAAAATTAAAATTTCTTATTTACTTGCGTGATTTACGTGATCTGCGGGACTTACGGGAAGCCTTGCGTGACTTGCGTGAGGCCTTGCGGGACTTTCTGCGAGACTTGCGCGCTTTGCGGGAAGCCTTGCGAGACTTACGGGAAGCCTTGCGAGACTTTCTGCGTGATCTACGCGCTTTGCGGGAAGCCTTGCGTGACTTTCTGCGGGATCTACGCGCCTTGCGGGAAGCCTTGCGTGACTTGCGGGAGGCCTTGCGTGACTTGCGGGAGGCCTTGCGAGACTTACGGGAAGCCTTGCGAGACTTTCTGCGGGATCTACGCGCTTTGCGGGAAGCCTTGCGTGACTTTCTGCGGGAAGCCTTGCGAGACTTGCGGGATTTACGGGAAGCCTTGCGTGATTTCTTATGAGACATCTTTCTTAAGACGCTCTTGTGTCCCTTTGTGGATCTGATGCGAGCGACTAAAGTAGATTTCTTGCCAGAACGTTTAAGTCCTAGGCTCTTGGCTACTTTTTTAAGAGCCTTGAGCGAATGGCTTCCGAGCTTTACTCGCGAAGCGCTTTTTCTTTTAGATACCATTTTATATTATCATATGATTTTATTTTTAAAAAAAAATTTATTTTAAAAAAATAAGATTTTATTTTTACAAAAAAAGATTTTATCTAAATACATATTAAAAAAATTATTCAATATTCTTATATTTTTAAATATAAGAATAAATTTATTTAACAATTTCCGTTAGCACAATCAGAACCGCAATGTTCGCTTACTACACCATCTAAAAACTTAATCTGGTCTCCTCTGTTAAGTCTCTTAAAAG